AAATTTTGCTGGAACAAATTCAAATAATAAATTAGAAGCTAGAGTAACATCAATTAGTCGAATAGGATCACCAATATCAAAACCTATATCAAAATTAATAAATGCCAATGGAACTACTGTTTTAAAATATGGTCCTGGAACTTTACATTCGATTATTTTTGCATCAAAAGGAGCAAACACAAATACAATTAATATATATGATGGTATAACAGCCGTTAATTTAATATTTGGTCCCTTAGATACTTCAACAATATTATCAAATGAAATATCATTTGGTTATACTGGATTAGATTTTTATAATGGATTAACAATAGTTGTAGCAACATCTACAGCATCAGTATTTACGGTTATATATGAATAAAAGGAATTAAAATGAATTTTAATGATTTTTATAATTTAGAATTATATGAAATAGATTTATCAAATCTTTCTTTATTAAGAGAAATGGATAAAGAAGATTTAATGAATAATACCGATCCAAAGAGAGTAGAGAGAGCTAGAAAAGAATTAAGGACTAGACCTCCTAAAGTTACAGTAATGGATGATGGTATTGAGAGAGTTGAATATAATTTTAAAGCTAATCCTACAGTAGAATTTAGAAACCATTGGGGATATTGTGATCATAAAGATGATGATATAGTAGAGCTTTTTTGTGATTGCAAGGATTTCTTTTTTAGATTATATGCACCATTGGTTAAAGCAGGAATTGCTAAATATAAAGTTCCTCCTAAATTTGTTAAAAGAGGAAATATGTTAAATGGTCTTCCTTTAGCTGCTCCACCACCAAAATCAACTGGATATGGTGGAATATTGCCACATAATAAGCAATGGACTAAAAAGACTAATCCTAATGGAACTTTATATGTTTGTAAACACTTATATGCCTTACTATCAGATTATATATAAATAATTATTAAAGGGAGATTATTATATGAGTTATAAAGAATATTTAATAGAAAAATTAAACGAAGAAGTAGAAGATTGGAAAGAAGTATCGGGACAAAAAATTAGATCATCTATTAAAAATGATCTTCAATTAAAAAGTGGGGATGTAATTCCACAAGGAACTAATATTGAATTTGTTTTTGTTGAAAAAGATAGACAATATAGAATTAAAATAATTAAAACAGATAATGCTCAAGTTAAAGTTCCTATTTTATTAAAAGCATATAATCAAAATATTAAAGCTATTAATAAAATACCTAGTGAAAATACATTAGGAAAATATGTAATGGATGGAAATACTAAAACTGTTACAGGAAAAATTACGGATCCAGATTCAACAGCAACAGATGGTTCACCATCTTGGTTATTAGTATTAGGAATGATTTAAATAATAAGGATATAAAATGAAATTTAAACAATATTTAAAAGAAAGACTTATTATTGAAGAATTAACTTTGTTGGAAGATGAAGTTGAAACTAAACCTCTTGATAAAAAATTTATTATCAAATTGATGAATTATTTAGAAAGTCTTTTTCCTTCGTATGGAGATTTTGATAATAGCATGAGTGTTGAATTAAGTAAATATGTTAAAGGTGATATTAAAGATGTTAGAAAATTAAAGAAAAGAATTCATGAAATTATTTTAAGACTTAAACATAAACTTATAAGAGATACTCAAACTAAAGTTGAAAAATTAACAGCCGAACCTAAAACACAAGAAGGAAGTAAACCACTAGAAAAATTAATACCAAAATCTGTTCCTAGTCCTATGGAAATTTTAGATAGAGGTTATAATGGCTAAATTAGAACATCGTATTAATATAGATACGATATTGACATATATTTTAATTAAGAAATTAATAACTCCAATTGTTCGTTCAAAAGCATATAAATTAGGATTAATAAATAATGCTGGGAAACAATTGAGAGAAGCAAATACGGAGGAAGAAAGAGGAGCTTTTACATTATTAGATAAAGTTGTTTTTAAATTAAAAAGATTATTAGGGACTAGACTTTTAAATTTAAATAATTTTTTATATTTACAAACTATTAATTCAGATTTTTATAATAAGTTAATGGTTAAAGGATCAATAACACAAAGAGCAGAAATTATAAGAATTAATCAAGATGTAAAAACTATTAAAGAAAAATATAATATGTCAGAGGATGACTTAGTATATACGTTACTTAAAGAAGATTTAGATAGAGAATTCGAATAAGAGGAGAGAAAAATGCCAAGTGCAGTAGTCAAATCATTTGCAAAGAAATCTGGTAAGAATGTAAAAGAAATTGAGAAGATGTGGAATAAAGTATTAGCAAAAGTTAAAGAAACATATGAAGATAAAGATGATGATGAAATTTATGCTATTGTCACAGGTATCTTGAAAAAGAATTTAAAAATTCAAGAAGAAGATTCTGCGGCAGCAATTACAACATCAACAGCAGGAGATGTATCATCATATGGTGGAGCAGGAAATTTTGCTCCAAAACTAAGTACAGTTTTGTCCCGAATTGGCGATTTTAAACCTAAAAAGAAAAAGAAAGTTAATGAAGTAAATGAATATATTGATACATTTGTTTTTTAAGGATTTATATGCTTGTATCAAAAAAAATTAAAGTTAATTTACATCCAAGAAATATAAAGTATTTTGAATCTTTAGGATATATAATACCTAGATTTTTAGATAAATGGGGAAGAATGGTTGTAATTAAAGGAACAAAATTAGAAGTCAATATTAAAGATTTAATGAAAAATTCTCCTATTAAAGTATTAAGAAGGTGTGATAATTGTGGTGAAATAAAAAAAATTTCATGGATGAATTATTTCGATAGGTGTCAAAAATGTGCTAGAACAAAATATACACTTGATAATGTTATAGAAATTTTTAAAAAAGAAAATTGCAAATTATTAAGTTTAACCTATAATAATGTATATGAAAAATTAGAATATATTTGTAATTGTGGAAATAAATCAATTATAACATTGAGTAATTTTTTAAATGGACATAGATGTAATATATGTGGCTTAGAAAAACGTATAGAATCTTCAAGGAAAAAAATAACAGAAGAAGATAGATTACGAGCAAAAAATGAAAAAAGAGAAAGAACTAAATTAGAACAACAACGATGGAAAAATATAATTAAAAGAAGAGATAATTATAAATGTCAAATATGTGGATATCAAGGTAAATTGCTTGATAATTTCATGAATGCCCATCATATAGAATCTTTTTTAAATAATAAAGAATTAAGATTGGATATAAATAACGGAATAACATTTTGTCATAAATGTCATAGAAAATTTCATAATAAATATGGAATTAAAAATAATAATGAAAAACAGTTTAATGAATTTTTATTAATTGAAAAAGGAGTATAACATATGGACCTTTCCAAGATTTTTTTGATGAACCCCTTTTCTAAATTTTTTAGAGCAGCTAGAGTAAGTACGGGTGAAGAAAGAAAAGAAAATGAAGAAATTCTAAATAGCCAAGGTGCTTCTCAAGAAGAAATCGATTTCGGAAGGTTTGCAAATTACGAGGGATTAGAAGGACTTGGTAGTGGTGGATTAACCTATATAGGAATTCAATTTGAACAATTCTTTGCAAACAAAGCGGCTAGAATCGGTAAGTATAGAGAAATGTCTTTATATCCTGAAATTTCAGATGCGTTAGATCAAATATGTGATGAGGCTATTCAAGAAAATGATACCGGAGAAATTGTATCATTAGAAATTAAAAAAGAAATGCCAGAACATATTGAAGAAGAAGTTCGTAAACAATGGAAATATATTCTCAATGATGTTTTTTCTTTTAATGCTAGAGCATGGGATTTATTTAGAAAATGGTTAGTCGATGATGAATTATATGTAGAAGTAATAAGTGATAAAAATGGAGATAATATAATAGGAATTAAAATATTAGCTCCACAAACTGTAATGCCTATCTATGTAGAAAATACAATTAAAGGCTTTATGCAGACTAGTCTTCCTAAAAAAGATGTAAATGAAGTTGCATCTTCATCGGTTGAAAATGCTACTGTAATGTTTGATAAAGATCAAATTGCATATTCTAATTATGGATTGTATGGACAAAACTTTTTGGATGTAAGAGGATTTTTAGAATCTACAATCAGAGTATATAATCAATTAAGAAACTTAGAAGATTCATTAGTTATCTATAGACTAGTTCGTGCGCCAGAAAGAAGGGTATGGAATATTAATGTTGGTAAGATGCCAAAAGGAAAAGCTGAAGAATATATTAAAGGTCTTATTCAAAAATATAAGAAAAGAATTATATATGATACAAATACTGGTGCAATGAATTCTGCTCAAAATGTTCAAGCTTTAACAGAAGATTTTTGGTTTGCAAAAAATGAAAATGGAGAAGGAACATCTGTAGATACAATTGGTGGAGGAATGAATTTAGGAGAATTAGATGATGTTAATTATTTTCTTCAAAAAATGTATAAGACTTTAAAGTTACCTAGATCAAGATGGGAAGATCCTGCTAATAGTGTTTATTCATCTGGTAAGTCAGGTGAAGTTGTAAGGGAAGAAATTAAATTTTCAAATTTTGTAGGAAGACTTCAAAATAGATTTAAATATATTCTTATTGATCCATTTTTAACACAATTGAGAATGCAAGGTATAGATCCAATGTATATAAATGATTCTATTTATAATGTAAGTTTTACTAGATCAAATTTATACAGAGAATATAAAGAAATGGAATTAACAGAATCTAGATTTGCATTATTAACAACTATGAATGATTTTGTTTTTAGTGATGAAAATCCACAAGGATATTTTTCTAAAGAGTTTATACTTAAAAAATATTTCTTAATGTCAGATGAAGAATGGGATGAAAATCTTAATGATTTAAGAAAAGAAAAGTTACAAGCTTCTGAAGCAAAAGCAGAAGGTGGTGAAGAAGGATTTGGTGGTGAAGAAGAAGGTGGTGAAGAAGGTGGAGGAGAATTTGGAGGTGGTGGTGAAGAAGCACCAGCAGAAGGTGAAGCGGCACCTGAAAAACCTACTACACCAGAGGAAGAATTACCAGTAGCTCCAGAATCTACTAATATTGAATTTGGTAAAGAAAGCGATGATGATACTGAGATTTTTAAAAACTGGATGAAAGATGATAAAACTATACAAAATAAAAAAAGAGATAATAGTTTATTATCAAAAGGGGATAAAATTATTTAAGGAGATATAATGAGTTATATAGAATGTTTAAATAATTTAATTACTGAAAATAATTTATCTAATGAAATTAAAGATTTAAAATTTCGTGATGAAGTTGTTGGACATCATAACGGTCAAACAGATTTTATACTTTATGCTATTCTTAATAATAAAGCTGTGGGAACAACTGAATATGTAGAATTTAATAAAATTCCTTCTATTTCGATGATTAAAGTACAACCATCTTATAGAAGATTAGGTATTGCAAAAAATATGGTAAGATATATACAATCACAATATCCACAGAAAGAAATTGAATGGGGGATGACAACTCCTGAAGGGACTGCATTATATCAATCAATTAAAGATGAATTATATGTTGATAAAGAAAAAATACTTTTAAAGAAAAAATATGAAGATTTAGTTTTAGAAAGAGATAAATTAAAAAAGGCTATGGATGATTTATATAAAAAATTTGATACTAATCCAGATAAAATTAGAAATAAAATTAAAGAATTAAATGACAGATTTGTTGTTGTTGATGATGAAATTTATGAATTAGAAAAAGAAATTTAGAATAAATATATAAATAATAATAAGACTATGAGTTATATAAAATATTTAACACAACATTTAGAATATTTTAATTTTCTAAATGAAGACATAATGAATGAAACAGATTTAAAAGAGGCAAATATATTTGCCGAAGATAATAATGTTTTAATATATGATGATAAGAAATTGATAACCATAGTAAAAGAATCTAGTTCAAATAAATTGATTGGAGCATTGTGGACTTCTTGGAATGTGAATGAAGAATTTTCTTTTGAAACAATTGTTGATGTAAAATATGGAAATATGGGAATAGGTTCTAGATTAGTAGATGAAGCAATTGAGGAATATAATTTTGAATCTAAAAAATATAAAAATCCAAAAATGAGAATGCAAGTTATTTCTCAAGTTATGGAAAAGATGTTATTGAAAAGAAATTTTAAAATAGAAAGTGTTGCTCCAGGTAGAAAAATAATGATAAGAAAATAGAGGAGGTTAAAATGGATTCGGTTATTAAAACAATTTTGGATGGTGATTGGACAGAGATGAAATCTTATTGTGAAAAGAAGTTGGCAGAAAAAACAACAGAAAGAATTAATGATAAGAAAATCGAAGTATTGGCAAAAATTAATGGAGTTGATGTAGAAAAACAAAAGGAAATAATGGATATTTCAAAGGGAGAATAATATGGCAAAACTCTTAACAGAATTTCTCTCATTTGATAAGCTAGAGGTTTTGACAGAGAAAATAGAAAATTCGGAAGAAAAAACATATAAATTGAAGGGTCCGTTTTTAGAAGCAGAAAGTAAAAATAAGAATGGTAGAATTTATAGTAAAGAAACTCTTATTAGAGAAGTTAAAGATTTTTATGAAACTAAAATCCTAAAGAAAAGATCAATGGGAGAATTAGATCATCCTGAAAACCCACAAATTAATTTAGAAAGAGTTTCTCATATTATTGAAGATTTAAAAATGGAAGGCAATGTTGGTATTGGTGTGGCTAAATTGATAGATACACCAATGGGAAGAATCGCACAAACACTAGTCAAAGAAGGTGTAGTTGTAGGAATGTCAACAAGAGGTGTTGGTTCTTTAGATGGTGATAGAGTTAAAGAAGATTATAAACTTATAACTGTGGATATAGTTGCTGATCCTTCTGCACCTAATGCATTTGTGGAAGGTGTATTAGAGAATAAAAATTTTATTATTGGTAAAGATGGCGAAATTGTAGAGGAAGCAATTGAAAATTTACAAAAAGAAGTTGATAAAAAATATAGCGGTAAAGATATGTCACAACTAGTTTTGCGTTATATGATGAATTTTGTTAGAGAAATTAGAAGTAAAAAAAATTAAAGAAAAAAGTTATTTTTAAGTCTAAGAACTATAAATAATTATAATAGTAACATAGGACCGTTAAAGGAGGAAAATATATGAGCAAAAAAATTACCGATAAAATTAAAGAAATCTTAACTCCTGAAGACCTTAAAATCTTCGAAGCAGCATTAGAACAAATGGTGGACGAAAAGGTTGCTTTAAAAGAGGAAGCGATAAAGACTAAATATGATACAATTGCTGAAGAGTATGTACAAAAGAAAGTTGCAGAAAAACTTGAGGAAGAAAAAGCTAAATTGGTAGAAGATTATGATACAAAATTAAATAATCTTGAAAAGAAGATTGTTACCAAGTTAGATAGTTTTCTAGATCATGTTATCGTAGAACAAGTTTCTGATGAAGCTTTAGCTAAGATTGCTATTAATGAAGTAGCAAGCCCAATTGTAGAAGCTATTAAGAATATCTATACTGAAAATTATATTGCTATAGATTCCAATGGTGATAAGAAAGTAAAAGATTTAGAAAAGAAAGTAAAAGAAACTGAAAAAAATCTTTCAGAATCTCTTGCTAAAGTTATGGAAACTGAAGAAAGATTAGAAAAGACTGCTACTTATCTATTAATTTCAGAGAAAGTAGAAGGAATGACAAAGACACAAAAAGGTCAAGTTACTAAAATGCTTAAAGATAAATCTTTCGATGAAGTAAAAGAAAAGATTGATACTTTGATTGAAATGGTAAAGAAAGATGGAAAGAAATTAGATGAAAAAACAGAAGAAAAGAAAGTTATTGATTCTGTTTTGCCTAATGAAGATGTAATAGAAGAAGATAAGAAAATTGTTCCAGATAATGATAAGACCGAATCTACATTTGCAGATTATGCTAATAGATATCTTTAAGAAATGTAGGATTCATAGTATTTCAAAATAAAAAATAGAGGAGGAAATTATATGATTAATAAAGAAACCCTTGTTAAGAAATGGGAAAGTGCAGAAGGAAAAATGAGCATTAAGGGAATTAAAGACCCTTATATTAAAGAAAATATGGCACAACTTCTTGAGAACCAAGAAGCGAAAGATTTTCACGGAGAAGAAGTTTTCACAGAAGCTACACAAGGTAGTATCTCGCATACTAGTTTGGGAACAAATGCTACTAAGTTAGCACAAGATGGTTCTTTTGGATATGCGTCACAAGCAGACGGTTGGAAATTCAGACCAGTTGCTCTTGCTCTTGTAAGACGTACATTCCCAGACCTTTTTGCTAATAAAGTAGTTGGTGTACAAGCTATGTCAACACCTGTTGGTCTTGCTTATGCTCTTCGTATTGTATATCAAAATACAAAACAAGAAGCTGCATGGGATTTGGTAGATTATTATGGTGGATATACAGGTAGCCAAGTTGGTGTTTCAGGTACATTGGCTGGAGTTTCTGCTCTTGGTAATTATGCTCGTAATACAGGTATTCATGATACTTCTGGTATTGGAGCTAGAACATCTGCGGCAGAAGGTTGGACACTTAGCGATGGTTGTAAGTTTACAGCCACTTCTACATCAACTTCGGGTACAGTAACAACAACTCTTAATAATCCTGCTGGTTGTGGATCATGGCCTCAACTTCAATTGAAGATTGACCAAACACCTATTGAAGCTAGAACAAGAAAGTTAGCAGCAAGCTTCTCTCTTGAATCAGCACAAGATATTCGTGCAATGCATGGTATCGACATTGAAAGAGAAATGGTAAATGTTCTTCAATATGAGATCACAGCAGAACTTGATAGAGAGCTTCTTTATAGAATGAAGAGAGCAGCAACAGATACAAGTAATGGTGGAGCAACAATCTCTGCTATTAACGTAACACCTTCTACAACTGGTTTTGGTAGATGGGCTGGTGAATCTTATATGAGCGTAGTTGCTTCTATTATTCACCAAGCTAATAAGATTGCTATCGCAACTCGTAGAGGTGCTGGTAATTTTGTAGTAGCTTCTCCTTCCGTTATTTCTATTCTTCAAGCCGCAGGACATCAATTTGTACAATATACAAGTGATGTAAAACCTGGCACAATTATGGCTCAAGTAGGAAAACTTAATGGAACTATTGATGTTTATAGAGATCAATATGCTGAAACTGATTATGCTCTTGTTGGATATAAAGGTAGTGGAATTTCTGATACTGGTATTATTTTCAGCCCATATATCATGGGATTGACAAATAGAGCAATACATCCTAATGACTTCACACCAAGAGTAGGTGTTATGGCTCGTTATGCCATCACAGACAGCTTACTTGGTGCAGGACGTTATTACAGATTAATTCCTTACTACAATCTTTCAACTATCCTTGCTGGTGCGTAATAGTAAGTAGTAATTAGATAATTAAAAGGATGTAGAGAAATCTACATCCTTTTTTTATTTTATTTGAAAAATTTTATAAATATATATATAATACTGATAAATGTTTAAAGGAGGTTATTATGATGGTTGGTAATATTGCAGGATTTGATTTTACATTTGAACACAAAGGACAAAAAATATCAATACCAAATAACAGAAAAGGACATATAGTACCAGATGATATCGACATAAATGGTTTTAAAAATATGTTAATAATTTTAGTCCCCCCTGTACCTAAACCAATACAAAAACCAATTGAAAGACAAATAGAAGTATTAGAAATAGATTTAGATAAAGTTGAAATAAAAGAAGAAGAGATTAAACCTAGAAAGACAAAGAAAGGAAAACCTCTTAATGGTATAAAAATTAAAAAAGAAAAAAGAGAAAAACTTCTTTCTGAAATTTATTCTAAAACAGAATAATAGGAGATTTTAAATGGCTTTATTCGAAACGATTAATACTGAAGATCAAATGGTAGATTATATTAAAATAGTCTGCGGTGCACCAGTTATAAACCTAGAAATTACAGATGATCAGATAAAACAACAAATATGGGATAGTGTTCAAGATTTTCAAAGATATAATTATGCAGAAGGAACTTATCAAGATTATATAGTATTTACAGCAAGTGCAGGGGTTGGCGAATATCCAATGTCAGCTATAAGTGGATCGGATCATAAGCCTATAGATAATGTAGAAGCAATTTGGGATTTTGAAGTTTCATTTGGACTAGATGGAATTAATACTTTATTTAGTCCTCAACATATTTTATTATATGATCAATGGGTAAATAAAGGTGAATATCCTGGTGGTCCTGGGGGAGTAACAACAAATACAGGATTGACATTGGCTAGTTATCAAATAGCAATGATGTATTTAGAAGAAATTAAAGCAATGTTTGGAAAATGGTATCATGCCTATTTTCTTTCTGGTCGTAAAAAAATTAAAATAGTTCCAACTCCTGTTGATTGTATAACAGGTATATTAGTTTTATATAGAAGAGAATATGCACGATATTTATATAATCATCCACTTGTGAAAAAACTAGCTGTGGCTAGAGTAAAGATACAATGGGGAAGACATTTAAGTAAATATCCTGCAACTTTACCAGATGGTATAACAATTAATGGAGAAGCTTTTGTAGCAGAAGGTAAAGAAGAAGAACAAAGAGCAATGGATAATATAAGAATGGAAAGTCAACCAATAGATTTTTTTGTGGCCTAACATTTTAAAAGGAGTAACATATGGCATTTTTAGAAGAAATTAATAAAATATTAGAAGAGAAGGAAGCAAAATATAGACAAAAACCTTCCCCAATTTTTGATTCAAAAAGTAAAAAAGTTAAAGATAAAAAAGATCATTTTCCGATAAATACAGTTGCAAGAGCTAGAAATGCTTTGGCAAGAGTAAATCAATTTAAAGAAGTTCCAGATTGGTATGATGGTTCTCTTAAAGAATTAGTCAATGCAGTTGTAAGTGCTGTTAAGAAAAAATATCCAAGTATTGAAGTAAGTAAAGCGGCTAGCAACCCTGGAAAAGATTAAGGAGAAAAATATGGATGAACTACAAGTTAGAATAGCAAATAGATATTTAAAGGAAGCAGGAGATGTTCCTGAAGAAGAAACTCCCGAAGAGGAAGTTCCTGAAAAGGATGCAGATGAAGAAACTCCTTCTGATGAAGAAACACCTGAAGAAGATGTTCCAGAAGAAAAACCTGAACCAAAGGAAGGTATAGATATTTCTGATGTTAAAGAAAAGGTCGATGATATTGATAGATTAATGGATGATTTTCATAAAGCTTTAAAAGTACTTAGAGATAAAGAACATGATCCAAAATCAAAAGAAGCGGAAACTTTACAACAAATGTATAAGAAAGTAGGTAGTTTATATTCAACTTATTTTCAATTTAATTAAGAGGTAATTATGGATTTTATTAAATGTGCTAATAGATATCTAGTCGAAGCTGATGATAGAAGAGTATTGACTAGTCAAGAAAGAGAGGAAATGGTACGAGATGCTAATCGATTATCAGCAAATGAATGGTTTAAAAAATATCCTATTGGAGATTATGGAGATTATAAAAATATTTTTAATAAGAAATTAGGAGAAGAAATTATACCAATGAATAAAATTCAACTTCGAAATATGTTTAGAGATTCTCTTAGAATGACAGCTAAAGATTGGATAAATAAATATGGATTGGATAATTATGAAGAATATTCAGATCATTTAAATCAATTAGCTAGAGATTCTTTTAATGAAGATGAAGCACTAGTTGATAATAATGAAAAAGGATTTGTAACAGATATTGAAAAAGATACTAAAGCTAATAATAATTTTCGTAAAGTTTTATATACAGGAAAGACTAGTCAATTAGTTTTAATGTCATTAAAGGCAAATGAAGATATTGGTGAAGAAATACATAAAGATATAGATCAGTTTTTTAGAATTGATGATGGAGATGGAGTTGTAGTAATTAATGATGTAGAACATGAAATTAAAAATGGTTCTGCTTTTGTGGTTCCTCAAGGAGCTAAACATAATGTTATAGCGGGAGAAAATGGATTGAAGTTATATTCGATCTATTCTCCACCTAATCATAAAGATGGAACTATTCATAAAACAAAAGAAGATGCTGAAAAAGCTAAAGAACATTTTGATGGTCAAACATCAGAAGAAGGAGAATAAAATGAGTTTTAAAAAATATTTAATTGAAAGATTAAATCCTAATGATTGGAAAAATAATTTTATAGTTTTAGGAGATAAATATTTTATAGCTGTTGAAGTTATTGCTGCTGAAAATGATGGATGGAGAGTTGAAGTAGGATTTTCAAAAAATGGTATGGTTGTTGAAGACCCAAAACAAATTATTAAATCGGATTGGAAAAAAACATTTGAAATAGCTTCTAAAGAAGCAAAGATTTTAGCTAAAAAATATAATATTAAATGGGAACCAAAACCATATGGTGATAGATCAAAATTCAAAGATATAGAATAAACTTTAAAATAAGGAGATATAAAATGAGTTTACAAGATTTTATTATGCTTAAAGAAGCAGAAGAAGAAAAAGTAAAAGAAGATGGTATCATGGATAAAGTTAGAGCTTTTTTCAAAGACAATGCATCACCTACAGATGATGAAGTTCATGCTCTTGCTATTAAGTTAGACCTTGATAAGAGTGAACTAGAAACTAAGATTTATGGATTATTAGGTTCTCTTTTACAAGCTGAAGAAGGTGAAGGTGAGGCTGAAGGTGAAGCTGAAGTAGAAGAAGCTAGTGATGAAGAAAGTGATCCAAATGAAGTTGAATCGGATAATGATGAAGATGATGAAGATGAAAAATCTGAAGATAATAAATATTTTCAAAGACCAAAACCAACTAATCAAAAGCCTGGTGGATGTTATACTGACGACTAAAAGGAGAAATCAATATGGGAATTTTAAAAGAAATGGAAAAGTTTTTTGAAGAAGAAATTTTAAAAACTGAAACTCCTAAAGAAGAAACTATTGAAAAAGGAATTGAAGAAGAAGATAAATTAACTGGATTTACTATGGAACCTGAAGGTGATGGTTATAAGATTGAACTTAAAGGTAAAGAGATTTGTACAGTTGAATTTATAAATAATGATACTGATAAATCTGATGATCTAGAAGATGCTCAAGATAAACCAGAAGATTATACTGTTTATATTAAAGATGTAAAAGATAAACATTTAGCAGACGAATATGCTAAAAAATTAGATGATATGGGTTTCGAAAGAGTATCTTTATAAGGATATAAAATGTCATATATAGATTTTGTATTGGAGGAAATTTTTAAAAAAAAAGAAATTCCTCCAAATCCTATTAAGGATAAACTTGGTCATGAATTAGCAAAGAAATATGGATTGGTTTATATTGGATGGTGGAATATGGGAAAATCTGGAAGTGGAATGCTAACATTTAATGATCCAGAAAGAGATAATACAACTATTGTAGCTAAAGATGAAAACGATCTTAAACAAAGATATAAAGAGAAAAAATAATATATGCAAACGTTTTATTATCCAAGGACTATTAAAAACATAACTGTTGCTATAATGGATATGTTTAATAATATGATTGTTAAAAAATATGATGAAAATAATAATTTCATTGAAGATATGATAGTCCCGTTTCAATTTGGTCCGGTTGAAAAATATCATTTAGATAGAATTGAAAATCATTATTATGACGTTAGTGCAGTAGAACACGGTCAAAGATTTTATTTAATGATTCCTAGAATGGCAATGACATTAGATGGAGTAACATATAATCCAAATAGAGCTTATGGTGTTAATGAATGGAGATATTGGTTTGCTGAAACATTAGAATTATCGGGAACTAATCTTTCAGATGTATTTTCAGATTATCAACCTACACCATATGATTTGACTTATACGCTTCATATTAAGACAGATAAAATAGATTACTTTGCTCAAATCTTAGAAAATATACTTCCATATTTTAATCCTATGCTTTCGTTGAGAGTTAAGGAATTTTCATTTCTTAATGTCGAAAGAGATTTACCAGTTTATATAGAATCAGTTACTCCTGAGTTTGTAGACGATATGGGAGAACAAGATAGTAGAGAAGTAAATGCTGCAATTATATTTAGAGTCGAAGCATTTATGTATAGACCATTTTCACAAAGTAAAGTTATTAAAATTATTCAATCTAGATATTTTATCGGTGGAGTTGAAAATTATACATCAGCAGGAAATCCTACATTTACAACTTCCGCAACATATCAAGTTACCGAATATAGAACTTCAGGTTATGATACATCTGGAGGAACTATTAGTGCTATAAATATGGGATATAATACTAGTGGATCAAATACAAGTGGACATTTTATAAGTGATAGTAAAGATTTTTATTGGATAACATCGGCCGCAGCTAAACATGAATAAGGAGAGTTAATATGGATAATCCTTTGAATAAGATGTCAGAGGTTTTTGGTACGACTTTCTCTGGTGATAATATTGAAGAAATTAAACATGAAATAGAAGTTATAGATGAAAAGAAAAATATTATAGCTAATAAAGATATAAAATCTATAACATTAGAAGACCAACAATTTTTACAAGATGAACTTAAAACTTTAATTATGGTATCTAGAACTGTATTAGGTAGACTGGAAGCAGATATTAAAATAGGAACAGCCGCAAGAGTTTATGAAGTATATGCTAGACTCCTTGATGCTGTTACAAATCAATATAGAGAACTTAGAGAATTAAATAAAACAATAGTAGATATCCAAATAGATCAAGGAAAATTAAATAATAGTAATAATATAGGAAATAAAATTTCTTTAACAGCAGATCAGTTATTAAATATGGTCGATAAGGCTAGAGCAAGAAGTGATATTAATAAAATAGATGCTGTTTTTAAAGTAGAGGAATAAATGTCATATCAATTATATTTAAAAGAATCTTTAAATAAACCAAAGATAGTAGTAGATAATAAACAATTTGAAGGAAAAAGTGATCCAACTCAATATTCTATTGAAGATGATATTATATATGTTAAATCAAATTATAATATTCATAAAGATGTGGAAGGATGGATAATACATGAATATGAACATTCAAAACAGAAAAATGTTAAAGATGATAAAAAAGAATATCCATATAATAATATTGAACGTATGGCATATATAGCTCAATTTAAATGGTTAAAAAAAACTGGAAAAGCATTAACATTTAATGATATTCAAGATAAGAAAAAATTTCCTACTTTATCATTAAAATTTATAAAATATAATGGTGCTTGGAAAGAAATTTTAAAAAAATATTGGGAACTTGCTAATGGAAAAGTAGAGGAATAAATGTCATATCAATTATATTTAAGAAAATCTCTTTTGGAAAATCAAATTATTAAAGTTGATAGAGAAGATTGGGATATTGGTAAAATGGATATAGAAGAAATTTTACCGGATACAAAATATAAAATTCCTTTGACTGGTTTAATAATCGAATTTAATCCAGTTTCGGATAAGAAAGAAATAATGGAAGTTTTTATAACTGAACCAAATGAAGAAAAACAAAAAATAGCTACGTGTTTCAATGTTGATAATAAATGGGTATGTAAATCTGAAAATAGTAAAGAAGATAGAGTAGGAAATACATTATTACAATCAGCAATAGGAGTACTTGTAGCAGATGGTTTAATATAAGGAGTTTATATGTATTTAGGAATAGGTGGTCTTCGTGCTGCCAATGAAGCAATTGAATATACTAATGAAATGATTGAAGAGGTTATTAGGTGTAAGGAAGATATAATATATTTTGCTGAACATTATTTTCATATAGTTACAATTGATGAAGGTAAACAATTAATTACATTATTTGATTATCAGAAAAAAATGCTCAAAGCATTTATAGACCCACCGGATTATAAAAGTAATAAGACAGAAGAAAATGAACCAAAGCGCCACATAATCGTAAAAATCGCACGCCAGTCAGGAAAATGTTTTTTTTATGATACTGTTATAAAAATAAAAAATAAAAAAACAGGAAAAATACAAGAAATTAACATTGAAGATTTTTATAGTTTAATTAAAACACATGATATTTAATTTTTTAAGATTAGAAAATATTCAAATTAAACACATTAAAGAATGTAATTTTAGAAATGATCCTGAAAAAGTTATTAAAGAATGTTTGGAGTTTTTAAATGATTAAACAAATAGTCCCGATAGATGATAAATTTATTGAATCTTTTGAAGTAGATGAATGGGAAGTTGAAACAGAAGATGGATGGAAAGATATAACCCATATTCATAAAACTATTCCTTATGAAGTTTGGCAATTAAACACGTTAAATTATTGTTTAAAATGTGCAGATGATCATATAGTTATGGTAGATGGGTTTAAAGAAAAGTTAGTAAAAGATTTAACTTTAAAAAATAAAGTAATTACAAAAACTGGATTAGAACAGGTAGTCTCAATAAAAAGATTAGAATTGCTAACAGATAATATGTATGATGTTACGGTTGATTCGGATACCCACACATTATTCACAAATGGAATATTATCACATAATACAACTACAGCTACTATCTTTCTTTTATGGTACGCTTTATTTAATAAGGATAAAACAATAGCAATCTTAGCCAACAAGGAACCTACAGCTATTGAAATTTTAGACCGAATTAAATTATCTTTTAAGCATTTGCCGTTATGGTTACAACAAGGTATAGCTGATAGTGGGTGGAATAAAAAATCTATTAAATTTGAAAATGGTGTGAAAATAATGGCAAGAGCTACTTCACCAGATTCTATATCGGGAGAAACTGTTTCGTTATTATATATGGATGAATTTGCTAAAGTTCAAGAACATATAGCAGAAGAATTTATTACATCAACATATCCTGTTATTTCAAGCGGAAAAACTTCAAAAGTTATTATTTGTTCAACTCCTACTGGTATGAACCATTTCTTTGAATTTTGGCAAAGAGCAATTCGTGGAGAAAGTAACTTTTTTCCTGTTAGTGTTCCTTGGCATGAACATCCAAATAGAGATGAAAAATGGAAACAAGATATGATCAAGGATATTGGAAATATTCGTTTTTCTCAAGAGTTCGCTTGCTTGCAGTCGCAAAGCATTGTTAATGTTAAAGATACAACTACAAATTTAATAAAAACAATTACATTAAAAGAATTATTTGAAGGAGAAAACTATAAATAAAAATAAGAGGTTAGCTGAATAGTAGTTCAGCAAACAGAGGAGTGTTTCTGTCTGTCCCTCTTTTAATTTATTTATAATATTGATCCTAAAAAAATAGGATCATATAAAAATTTATGTATATGTGCTAGAAAAACAAATTCTTATAAAAGTCGATTAATTGAAAAAGAATTTATTAAAAAAATTGGAAAAATTAAATGAAAATAAAAACACAGACTAGATTAATTGAAGGGTTGAAAATTGAAACTCCTGAAGGATTTAAGAAATTTGCAGGAATAGGAAAAGTTCTAGTAAAACAACCAATTATGAAATTTATTTTAGAAGATAAAAATTTTATCGAAGTAAATCCTAATCATTTGTTTAATATAAATGGTATAGAAGAATATGCAAAAAATTTAATTGAAGGAGATTGTTTAGATACAAAAAATGGTTTAAAAAAAATTATAAAAATAAAATTTAAAAATAAGAAAGAATATGTTTATACTTTATTAGAAGTTGAATCATCAGATCATTCATATTATGCAAATAATATAAGAAATGTTAATTGTAAATTTTTGGGAACAGCTTCTACTCTTATTGATTCAGATGTTCTTGAAATGTGTCAAATTAAAGAACCCATTGCAACAAAATGGACGGGAGTTTTTAGTATATATGAACAACCAATTAAAGGAAAACAATATATTTTAGGAGTAGATTCGGCTAAAGGAACAGGTAAAGATTATTCTGTAATTCAAGTTCTTAAAATTAATAATTCTCATAATATAGAACAAGTAGCTGTTTATAGAAATAATTTAATAAGCCCGCATGATTTTGCTCAAGTAGTAATTTCAATATCACAATATTATTTCGATTCATATATGATGGTAGAAAATAATGAAGTTGGAGAAGCTGTATGTAATACAATTTGGTATGAATTTGAAAATGAAAATTTATTAAGTTGTGATTCAAAATTAGAAATTATTGATGGTAAACATAAAAAAATTTATAATGGTTTAGGTATTAGAAGTACTAGAAAAACAAAATTAGAAGCTAATTTATTATTAAAAGATTATGCAGAAAAAGGCTGGCTTAAAATATATGATAGTAGAACTTTATATGAATTAGCTAGATATGAAGAAATTAGACCTAGTATATTTTCTTGTGGAAGAGATGTTCATGATGATACTATAACAGGTTTATTATGGGCTTTATATTTTTTAACAACTGAATTTTATGATGGCAACTCTACTTATTTATCCTCACAAATAGATGAAAAATATAGACTTGATAATGGTCAAAATGATGATGAAGATGATAATCAAGAACCTCCTGCAATAGTTATAGATGACTAGAATTAATTATATCCTTATATTTTTATAAATACTTATATAAATATAAGAAAGACTATTATAAATACTTATAGTGGTAAAATATTAAATTAGGAGGATAAACATGAGAGTATTTAAAACTCCAGGAGTATATAGAAGAGAAATAGATTTATCAGATATTCTTGTTCCAGCAGGAGTTTCTGATGGTGGTATAGTTATAAGAGCTAGAAAAGGACCAGTTAATAGACCTGTTCTAGTTACAAATGATAAAGAATTTATCGAAACTTTTGGTGAACCTTATTATCTTTCAGGTAAAGATAATACTACAACAAACGGAAAATATATTCCTGAATATGGATATGGATCATATGCCGCCCTTGAATTTTTAAAAGAATCTTCAACACTTTATGTTGTAAGAGATTTTGATGAAAGTGGTGATAAATATGCAAGTATAGCATATACTACAGTCGCTTTAGCTTCTACTCCAGGTACAGGAATTACAGGAAATAGAGCTACTATTCCAGATAGTCCAAATAGAATTAGTATTTTAGATAGTGGTTTTAATAGTACTAGTTTTTATATTGGGGCTGTATATCCTTCTACAGATGGAAATAGTTTGGCGGTTACTATTGAACCTTTTAGTAGTTCAGCCGATTGGAAATATAATTATGATGAATATCCATCCGTAGTAAGTGCAACAACTGCTCAAATGTCAGGATGTGCAGGAAATATTGCAGCAACGCAAATGGGTACTACTGATCAAGATAAATATTATCCAATTGCAAGTAAAGTTTTTAAAATGAATGTTTATGAAAAACCATCTGATCTTAATTGGGTAGACCTTTATAATTGTTCTGCTGATAGAGCTAATTCTAAACTTAGAATAAATCCAATTGAAACATTTTATGGTTCACTTTTACATCTTCAAGATGGAAATAAAAACCAATTATTTATTGAAGAAGTAGTTAATGGAAATTCACAACATATTTATATTAAAAATGGATTAACAGGAAATAGATTTACACCAACGGCTTTAACTACAAGTTTGCCAGTTTTATCAGATACGAC